TTGCTCACCGTCTTGACGAGATAACACGGATGATTGCTATGTCCACCGATCAGGTTGAAGAACGAATGAAAACTGTTGAGTTTTTACGTCGTGCAATCAAGTCACACAAAGACCTTATGTACGAATACGACCTTGAAGAAACTGCTATTGATACCGCACTATGGGCAACACTTGACGGGTATTGGACATTTGACGATATTGACGAACACAGTATTTTGGGATAAAAATGGCAGAATCAGTAAACTCTACAAATACACCGATTGGAACTCTTATTTTGAGATATCTAAAAATGAAAAATACCACTGGTGCAAGCGCTTCCCAAATACTTGAGATGTTCCCACACCGATTTTCTAAACCTTCGCGAGTGAACGAAAGATTGACCGATCTTCACTCCAAAGGGTATGTTAAAAAGAAAAATTCCATGTGTTGGACAATCACACCCACGGGAACAAATTTTTTGCAGCGCTATGCTAAAAAGTCCGCATTGCAAAGTTCGGATTAATATGTACATATTTGTAGATATTATTTTGTTTTTTTCAATGTTTTTTCTTGGAGTTTTAGTGGGGAACTCAAAATGGAAAGACTAACAATGCAAGAAAAACTTCTAGAAGAACTCAATCAAAAACTTTTAAACATTGAGCAGTTTGTTGATTCAACAAGCAATAAAGATTTAAAAGAACTATTCTCTTCTGTTATTGATTTAACCGACGAGTATGTTGGTTTCATAGACAAAATCAACAAACTTGAATCGCTAGTAAGTGCAAAAGATGCAGAAGTTCAACGCCTCTCCCAGATAGCAAAGTACTAGGCAGATGCCAAGACAGAGAATGTTTCTAGATATGAGTTGCGTTGATGCGGCCCGTCAACGAATAAGGCACATATATGATACTTTTGATACTGTTTGCGTTCAGTTTTCTGGAGGAAAAGATAGCACAGCAGTGCTTTATTTGGCTAAAGAAGTTCATGAAGAAAGAGGACTCGGGCCAGTCAAAGTGATTTTCCGAGATGAAGAAATGGTAAGCCCTAAGGTTGTTGAGTTCGTAGAAAAAGTACGAGATTATGACTGGATTGACATGGAATGGTACTGCCTTCCGGCTGGTCAAGAAATTTGGATTTTGGGTCGCCGTGAATACTGCTTACTGTGGTCGCAAGCTCGGGCAGATAAAGGTCTTTTGGTTAGGGACATCCCTAAAGGTGCAATCACCGCTAAACACTTTGGCATTGATCCGTATTTTCCAGCGCCAGAAGGTCACGACTATTACACAATGCAGGGAAAAATGGGAAGAACTGCGTTTCTTAACGGTGTCCGTGCAAATGAGTCAATGATTAGATACAGATCGTGTGTTCAGAAACTCCACGAAAACTACATCGTTGCGCCTTTCAAGGTTAAGAAGTCAATACCTCTAAGGCTTGCAAAAGTAATTTACGACTGGACAACTGATGACGTCTTGAAATTCATCACAGAAGAACACGGTGCTGAGTACTGCGAGTATTACGACCTTGCTTCACTTACTGGAAGCAATACGAGAATTGGAATACCTTTGCATTCTGTAGCGATACGGAGAATTGGTGATGTTGTTTCAACTGAACCTGAATTTTATGACAAGCTTTTTGATTGTTTTCCACAAATAGATGCACAGCGTCGGTGGTGGCCTGAGTTCAACATTGAGAAACTTATCGCCTCTTACGCCAAAAATGGTTATGACGGGGTTCGTGATTGTATTGAGCAAAATATGCTCACTCCTGGAATCAAAAATGCAGCGTATAAATTTGCTGGAGAATTTAGGAAAAAGCAAACTAATGATCCTTTTGGGTTTCCAACAGATCATTTGCTTCGCATTTTGTTGCTTAATGATTTTCAGGCAAACTCTCCTTCGCCTGTCGGTCCAGGAACAAGAGCGCACACGATGAGAATGATTGCTAATGAACAAATGGAAGAAAATTTATGAAAATTGTATTTATGCCTAGCTCTGCTTTAAAGCCAGCTGATTGGCGAACAACTTATTTGTTAAAACCAGATTTTAATCTATTGCGTGAATCAATGATGGATTATGGGTGGGCGCAACCAATTGTCGTTCAGGAGAAAACTTCTACAATTATTGATGGTTTTCACAGATGGGCGATAGCTCAAGAAGATAAGTTCATCAAGGTTCACGGAGATCAAGTTCCTGTTTATTTTAAAGACATTGATGATATTGATTCAATGATTATGCATATAAGACTCAACAGAGCAAGGGGTTCAATTCTTGCTAAAAAAATGTCAGACATAATTATTGATATTTGTGTAACTGGAAAATACGACACAGAAGAACTATTGACACTTTTGGGTCTCACCGACGATGAACTTGACTTAATGCTTGCGCCCAATTTAATTAAGCATCGCAAGGTTCCTGAGCATAAGTATTCACGAGCCTGGATTCCTATTGAGGCACCCAAGATTGATGAAAAAAATGTACCTAAATTTGAACGACCACCTAATTTAGATAGATAAATACTTTACAGTCATTTTATGGTATCGTTGAGGCAAGTCCGATCGGAGGATTTTATGCCCAACTCCACAATGACACGCGATATTGAGCTGTTCACACGTCCAGGCGGCGGAAGAGAACAAAGAATAATTGAGCGCCCTCTCTATATCAATGGACGGCGTGTTCCCGGAAACGCAGAAGCCTATAACCGTACCCCAGGTACTGCCCCAGGCCTAGTTGCCGCAAGACGAGCAGGCGAAATTGGCGGAAGACGAGGAAGACCAGGCCGTGGTGCCGCTGCAGGAGCAAGGGCTGCTGGTAGAGCAGTAAGAAGATAAACCTTCTCGGTTTATTTCTCCCCTTATTAAGGTAATTCATCATGCTTGTAAGCGTTTCACAATTAGCAACATATATGGATATTCGGTTCAGTAACAGGCAGGAAACCGCCGCTGAATACGTCCTTGAAGGTCTGCAAAGCGAACTTGAGTCCTACCTGCGTCGCCCCATAGAACTAACGGATTTTGAAGAGACTTATGTTCTTGAATCAAACTTTGTCGGCGTACCAATGTCGTCATTTTTTACAAACGAAACCTCCGTGTCGGATGACTCTATTGGCATGGTCACATACGCTCAACCTCCCCAGACCATCTATATTCGCAATTCTCCAATTGTTTCAGTACAAAAAGTAACTGTTTCTAATCTGAATGAAACTGGTCGTCTTCTTGGTGAAGCAGTAATAAGAAATGCAAATATTACTTCGGTAACTGTTGCTGGAACAACTGTCACATATACGGCTTCTAACCACGGTTTTACTGTCGGTCAAAAAATTAAAGTGAGCGGTTTGAGTACTTCTGCTCTAAATCTTTCATCTAATGTTATTTCTTCTGTTGCTACCAACACTTTCACGGTGACACAGAGTGGTCTTACTGCGGGAACTTTTGCTCAAACTGGAACGGTTGTTGCATTAGGTAATGATTACACCGTGAGAAGATTTGGAATTGACTGTTATCGTGGTTTTGCCAACGACATCATCACCATCTCCTACAGAGCAGGTTTAGCCGGAGATGGAATAAAGGTTTTCCAGTTAATGATATTAAGAGCAGCTTCTAGGGAAATGCAGAATATGCATGACGACGTGGTTGGTATTAAGGATTTGAACCCTCGTGAAGTTGCACTTCAGGAAACAGGATTCTTGGAAAAAGAACTTGCCGCTGTTAAAAGATGGCGAAGAACTAGGGTCGCATAAATGAGTCTTAGCATGAATATTTCTTGCAATGCGGATAACGCTATTAGGCGTATGGATCAAATGATTCGCAGATCTCAAGACTTTCGTCCAGTATTTGGTTGGGCAAAAGGTTATCTAAAAAGAGCAAACGCCTTAAACTTCACTACTTCAGGACTCATGGTCGGTGGATGGGATCCTCTAGATGCTCGCTACGCCGCTTGGAAGGGCGTTCGTTATCCAGGAAAGCCAATACTTCAGCAGTCAGGGGCACTTTTCAAGAGCCTTTCTGACCTCAATGGCCCAGAGAACCATATTGGTTTTACCAGAGCTGAATTTGGAACCTCGGTTGAGTACGCAAAATTCCACCAATATGGAACATCAAAAATGGCTAAGCGTCAAGTAGTTTTTGAACCACCGTTTTTTGCAAAAATGCTAGGAATGAAAACACGTGAACATGTCGTGGGAAATGATATTTCATAATGACTGATTACTTAATGCAGGGACCACAGTTCGCTAAGCAATATGTGAGCGATTATCTCAAAGCTGACATTCCTGGAAGAATGCTTAGGTACAGAAATGGTTGGGATTTGGATGACGAAACCCTCCCCGATCCGCTTCTCTATCTTTCCCACGAACCTATAGCCCTTGATCATTGGCCAACTTTGATTACGGTATCAATTTCAGCCAATAGGTTTGACCAGTCTGGTTTTACATATACAGGCGATGCTGTTTACCGTGTCACATATTCTATGCGTACTTATGTTTGGACTAGAAGTGATAGTTCTGAAGAAGTAACGTTAATGAGAGACAGGCTTACGACGGTGGTTCGTTCTGCGCTTCTTGATGTTCCTTCGTTGCAAACGTTAAACGACGCAAATGGAGATTACGAAGCCTATATTGATTCGTCTAGTATTACTGAGGAATTTTCTGATTTAACTATGTTAAAAGGCGACCGGGTTCTTGCAGGTGCTTATATAGGGTATGATTTAGTAATCAATGAAATTGTTTATCGCCAGCAAATTGCAATGGTAGACACTTATGAAATTGAGATGCTAGACATGGATCCAAGCGAAGGTTGATTGGGAAAACTTATGAATACATATCAAGAATATGAAGGAAAACTAGTCACCCTTCTTAATGGTTCAATCAGTTCAACCTCATACAACGAAGCAGGAGATCGCCTAGATAACGGCAAAAGTGTTTCTGTTGAGTGGAATCCAGTAGCCTTAGCCAATGTGCGAAAAGGCCATTTAGTCGTTGTTGATGTTGTTATTGAGCAAGAAACAGACACAAAATCAACAAAAAAAACATCTTCAAAAAAACCTACTGAAGTTACAGAAGAGCCGATTCAAGAACAAACCACACCTGTTGAAGAAACAAAAGAGGAAATTGTTGAAGAAGTAAGTTCTGATACTACAGAAGTTCCTGAAGAATCGGTTGAATAAATGTATACTCGCAGTAAGGACTGACGAGGCCAATTTAATCGTCCAAACATAATTTACGGAGGATGGCGGATGCCCGGAGTAACAATCAACACAGCAATCAGAACGGGTGCTTCGGCATCTACCACTGC